CTGCCGCGTCATGTCCTGCGGCGAGCGTGACGCCTACGAAAACGACTGGGTGCTCAACAAGAACAAAGGCGTGGAGAACTTCCGCACCAAGTTCTTGGCAAAGTGCTTGTGCGACGAGAAGGGGGAGCTGCTCTTCCCCGGTGACGAAGGCGTACAGGCATTGGCGAAGAAGTCGAGCAAGGTGCTCGGCCGCATCTGGACGCAGGCCATGGAGCACAACGCTCTTACCGACAAAGACGTGGAGGAACTCGCAAAAAACTAGCCATCCGCCCGACGAAGCGATTCATATTTCGTCTGGCGGGTTTCCTTGGCATGACGGTCAAGCAGTTGATGCGGGACATGGACTCCCGCGAACTCAGCGAATGGATGGCGTACCACCGCTTCTATTCGCCGCTGCCTGACACCTGGCGGGAAACCGGATTGCTGGCTAGTGCTGCACTGGCTCCGTATTGCCAGCGAGGCAAGACTCCGAAGGCGGAAGATTTCGTACCGATTGAAAAGGCACCGCAGCATGACCTTCAACTGCTCGAGCAGCTGGAGGGACTGAAGCAAGCAATGGGCAAGTAATGGCGACGCAGATCGGACTTGGCGTGCAGTTCACGGCAAATGCCAGTGGCATGACCAAGGGTCTGTCGCAGGTGGATCGCCAGCTGCAACGGCTCGGGCAGCAGGCCAGCGGTGCCGCGTCGCTGTTCGACTCGTTCACCAGATCCAGCGAGGCGGCGGTTGCGGCCCAGCAGAAGGTTGCCACCGACCTGGCGTTTCTGAATAGTGCATTCCGCACAGGCCAAGTCTCGGCAGAGCAGTACGCCGCTGAACTCAAGGCAATCGTGAACGACGCCAACGCTTCGGCTGCGGCTTTTGCCGAGGGTGCTCGTGTCACGCAACAGGTGGCGACTGCCGAGGAGAAGCGGGCCGCCACGCTCGCTCGGCTGAGCGAACTGCTGCAGCAGGGTGCCATATCGCAGCAGACCTATGAGCGGGCTGCGGCCGATGCGAGCGGTGCGAACGAGGCGGCCGCAAAGGCTGAGGCAGACCGTGCAAGTGCGTTGGCCCGTGCCGCACAGATCACGCAGGCCAACCTGTCTCCGCAGCAGAAATACGACCAAGAGGTGCTTGAGCTCAATCAGCACCTAGCGGCGGGACGAATCACGCAGGACACGTACAACGCTGCCCTGCAGCGGTCGGCTCAGAGTTTTGCCAAGGCAACGGTGGCCGCAGCCAGATACGACGCCGCTGCAGACGCGGCCGGCAGTGGCAACACCCTGGCGTTCAACGAATTGACAGGCCTGCTGTCGGCACTGCCAGGCCCTATCGGCAACGTGGCTGGCCGGCTTTCTGGTCTGTCATCTGCTGCCGAGGGGCTCAATCGCGTCTTCTCTGGGGCTGGTGGCGGTTTGCAGGCATTCGCCGGGCAGATCGCCACGCTGGTCAATCCGACAACGCTGGCCATCGGTGCGTTCACCGCGTTCACGGCGGCTGGCGTGGCGGTTGCCAAAAACCTCGTCGCACTGGACGGCGAAGTCGAGCGGCTCGGGCAGTTGGCTGAACGTGTCGGAGTTTCGTTCCAGTTCATACAGGTACTAGACGCCGCAGCCAAGGCGTCGGGCTCAAGCGTTGAGTCGCTGGGCGGTGCGTTCAACAAGTTCCTGCGGTCGCTCGGAGACGCTCGGAACGGCTCCAAGGCTGCGGCGGATGCGTTCCGCACGCTTGGCATCTCGAGTGACGATCTGCAGAACAAGTCGCCGGAAGAGTTGTTCCAGCAGATGGCCCGTGCCATTTCTGGAATTACAGACCCAGCCGACCGTGCGTCTGTGGCCATGGACTTGTTCGGCAAGTCTGGCACGGAACTGCTGCCCATCTTCGCATCGCTCGACCAGGCAGCGGCCGACCTTGAGCGGATCGGCGGGGCCATCACTGACAAGCAGGCCGAGCAGATCAAACGCTTTGGAGACGAGCTCGACCGGGCCGCTTTGGCATCGCAGGGCGCCAGCAATCAGATCACTGCGTCATTCGCCAACGCCGCAGCCGACGTGACAGGCGGGGCGAACGTGATTCTGGAGTCGATCACGAAGCTCACGTCTGCCTTCCCTGATCTTGGGCAGGCCGCCGCTGATGCAATCGTGCAGCAGATACCAGGGCTCAACGTCCTGCAGTTCTTCGGGCAGCTGCGGGATCTCTTGGGCGGCGTCGAGGTTGCAGCAACCGAGGTGCAGGCCGAGATCCGCAGCATTGAGCCGCCCGAAGGATTTGAGACCTTCGTGGATCAGATTAGCCAAACGCAGAGTCTCTTGAATGATGCAATCGCTGAGTCTGCCGCATTCGGGCAGGCTGGCTTTGAGGCTGCGTATGAGTTCCAAGAAGCACTTAAGCGGCTTCAAGAGCAGGCCGCCAACGGCATTCTGAATGAGACTGCCTACAAGCAGGAAGTAGAAACCGCCACGGCCGCGTACCGTTCGCAGATCGACACCATCAAGGACGCCGCCAAAGAGGAGGAGCGAAAGGCCGAAGCGGCGAGGCGTTCTGCGGAAGCGGCCATTGAGGCAGACCAGCGGCGCGTTGATTCGGCAATTGAGCGACAGCGTGTGGAAAACGAGTTCGGCGGCGACAACCGGCGAGCCGAGGCCGCAGAGACAGTGCTTGCGATTGAACGCGAGATCATCCGCGTTCAGGAAGAGTTGGCGGCGGCAAGGGCTGCAAACGACCAGGCTGCCGCAGATGCCGCTGCTGCACGCCTGGCTCAACTTGACCAGGCCGAGGCCCGCGAGCGAGACATAGCGACAGGGGCTGCGAAGGCCCGCGAGGAAGCCGAAAAGGTAGCCGCCAAGGCGGCAGATGATCGGCTGCGGCAGGAAGAGGAGCAGCAGCGGAAAATTGCCGACCTTAGGGAGCGTCTGGCTGAGCGGCTGCAGGAGATCGAGGCCGACCGATTGGACGCCTTGTCTCGCCGTTCGCAGCAGGCTCTTGAAGGCAACGACATCCGCACCAGTGCTGGTGCGTCCCAGTTCCTTGCCTTGGCGACCGGCCGCGAAGATCCTGCCGTTGACGAGTACCGCAAGCAGCTGCGGGAGCTTCAGGAAATTAGGCGTGAGATCGTCAAGGCAAATGCGGCACCCGTGGAGATTGCAGGCTGATGGCCGTCATCTCCTACCGTGAAGTCATCCCACGCACGTTCTCGCATAAGTTCGGCGAAAGCCCAACGGCGGAGATCAAGTACGCCGTCACGGTTGACGAGCCGACGGCGACGCAGGCCGTCATCAACGCCATCGGCATCGTGCACGGGTCGCAGCACCCAGAGTATTCGTATCTTCGGATGCTTGACGCATCGGTCACGGAGACCGACCGTCATCACGTAGAGATCACATACCGCTACGATCTGCCGCAGCAAGAAAACCCGGACCCGAATCCGCTTGCTCGGCCAGACGTGTGGACGTTTTCCACTGGTGGTGCCCAAGTGCCGGCGCTTGTTTACTACGACGGCAACGGCAACGCAACAAAGAAGCCTCTACAAAATACGGCCAAGGATTTTTTCGAGGGGCTCACCACGCTCGAAGCAGAGGTGCGTGCCACGATCTCAGGAAATCGGGCCGAGTTTCCGCTGGCTGACGCGGCAGCCGTGACCAACAGCGTGAACTCGTCTGCGTACCTTGGCGGTGCCGCTCACTCGTGGCTGTGCTCTGGCATCAGCGGCCAGCAAGCCACAGAAGTTGTAAACGACACGGAGATTCGTTACTGGCAGGTCACGGTTGAGCTTGTCTATCGCGCCAGCACGCATAACCTCATGCTTCCAAACGTCGGGTGGAATTATCTTGATGGTGGCGAGAAAAAGCGCGCGTGGGTCAAGGATCCCGAGAACGGCGAGCGTGTTGCGTCTGGCTCGCCGCGCGCCCTTACGGAAAACGGCGGGCTAAAAGCCGACGATCAAGAGCCAGACATCCTGACTCGCCGCGTGTATCCAGAGGCAGACTTTTCAAACTACTTCGGCGAGCCGCCGTTCTAGAGGTGAACTATGTCTTTTAACCAGGGCACATCTTCTGGCAGTTTGTCGTTTCGCCCAGCGAAGTTCGACGTTGAGTGGGACGGCACGAGTGAGGCGAAAGCGTCGTTTTCGCTAGCGTGCAACGAAGCAGGGGCGTCGTATGCCGCAAAGGCGTACAGGGTTTTCACGAGCAGCGGCAATGCGAGGTGCGTGGAAGGTTCTGGTAGCCCATCGCATGCGTGGGCAAGGGGCGACAGGTACTATTCTTTGAGTGGCTGCGACCAAGTCTTCGCCAGCGACATCTCCTTGCCGGCCACAGTTTCTAGCGGCGTGGCGACCATCGTGTTTTCGTCTGTGACGCCGACAACGCAAACGTATGCCTGGCAACTCACCGCCACGAAAGGCACTTCCACTCGCGTTGTCATTGCAGGAAAGATCACGCCAATTGGCTTGAATCCGTATAAGTCTGCTTCTGGAAACATCAGCTTGGTTTCTGGAACAACCGCCTACGGGTGCATCTAATGGCCAGGCGTCCAGACGGCAAGGCCGCCAGAACTGAGCGGGTGACATTCACTCGCCCAGCCGCTGATCGCATTGCCAAGGTCGTACGAACAGTTGAGCAGGGTGACCGTGGTGCGGAGCCGCTGCGGTTTGAGCGACTTGGCGGCGGCGCTGGGGCAACGATTCGCGTGGCCACCTTCACTGGCGTGTGGGCCACAGGCACCACGCACGTGGTGAACCTCGGTGCCCCGTCTGGCACAAGCACCTCGAGCACGGCCGCTGCGTACAACGCCTTTCTGCCGCTCTATGCGGAGTCGCCAGTGCAGTGCCTGCTCGGCAAGCCGAGGCCCACAAGCGAGGCGGCGTGGCATCTGCTCAACGTCAACCTCGCCACGCTCGGCGGGTTCCAGGCTGGCGAGATTCAGCTGTTCGGCCACACCACGTCCACTGGCGGCTATGTGCAGTGGTACTCGATCACCACCTGCTCAACGGCTGCCGCATGACGCTCATCACGTTTCAGGACGGCCAGCCCGTCATGCGTGACGGGAAGATCGGGACCGAGCAGGAGTGCTGCTGCGAACAGTGCTGCGTGACATTGTACGCCAATGCCAACATCGCTGGTGCCTACCAAGAGGATTGGGACAACTGTTTCAAGCCAGTGTGGGAAACGATCCAGGGACGATTGGCCGATGCAGGATGGACCGCAACTATCAACGAGTCGCCTGGCGTTGACCCAAACGGAGACCCGCTTGTGCTTGTCAGCATGACCATTGAGCCGTGCTGCGGATTGAGTTGTGCGGACATCATCGGCAGCATTGAAGGGCCAGACGCGAACGATGCGTACAGCGTGGCAGACGGTGATGGGTGGGTAGATACGCAATCGTTTGAGTTGTTCGATAGGCCGTGCGGTTTCATTAGTTTTGGCGAAATAGTTGTTGGCGGCTGCTGCGGACTGTTTACGCAAGTCAACCCCAACCTTACTTCGCTGAAAGTCAGCTTTGCTGGCGGCGTCGGTGACGGCAACAGTGCGTGGATCCCCGTCTGCAACCCGCTGCCATGATCCGCTGCCGCCTCGCCCATCTTGAGGCCCGGTGCCGCGAGCGTGGTTACACGCTCGAGCAGGTGCGGCCGTGCATCGTCAGCCAAGACGGCGACCGCCTGGTGGTGGACGAGACGCACCCGGCGTACCCGCGAGCGAAGCCCGGCCTTGGTGACATGGTTGCCGCCGGGCTCGACGCCGTGGGCATCACGAAGCAACGGGTCCAGGCGGTGGCCTCGGCCGTTGGTGTCAAGGACTGCGGATGCAAGAAGCGGCAGGACAAGCTCAACGAGTTGGGCCGCAAGTTCGGCATCGGTTGACGCCACCGCTAGGGTGGCGGGTGAAAGGACTCCTGCCGTGGCTCCGTGGCTCATCGCCCTAACGGGCGTCATCTATCTGTGGGTGGCCGGCGACCTGTGGTGGCACGGCAAGACCGGACTGGCCCTCGCATACCTCGGGTACTCGGCAGCCAACTACGGTTTGTGGATGGCGGCGAAAGGGTGAGCCATGCCAGACGATCACAACGTCAAGATCGACGGCAAGCGGTGGCTGCTGCGATTCACCAAGCTCACCGGCGACGCTGCCGGATGGACGTTCTTTGACAACGCCGCTCGGCCAAGGATCCTCATCGACGAGCGTGCCCGTGGGTGGTCACGCATCGAGACCATCCTGCACGAGATTGCACACGCCACGCTAGGCCCGAGCATCAGCGAAGAGGCCGTCACCGAGCTGGCCAAGGTGCAGCGGCGTGTTTTGGCGATGCTCTACACGATGACTCCAAAGGAGTGACGCATGGCCAAGGTGACGCTGCTATCGGCCGTCGAGTCTGGCGTGCGCGACCACCTCCCGTGGCTCG